CCCACTGCTGCCAGTAAGAATGCTCGTAACGTTCTACAGTGGCTATTGGAGGAGTGAAAGTTTTTAAAAGCATAAGATTGTTCTTATATAAGCTTTTATCATGACTGGGATATTTTTATTGCAAATAAATGATATATTGTATGCCAGTTTCTTATCCTTCAGATCTATTTTATATATTTGCAGTGTAAAATACAAAATGTAATGAATAATGAAATGTAAAAAATACGCACATAGATATGCTGATATAATTTTAAATTCAGAATATACGATAAAAAATGAAATAGACGATATTTTGGATAGATTAACTTTTGAAGATATTGAATTGAGATTTGAAGAGATTAATCAAGAGAAAATTAATATTGGCAAAAAACTTCAAAAAGGAAAGCAACCTGCAATAAATTCTCTTCTTAAAGAACTTTTCATTGAGAAAGGTTGGGAAGCAGAGAAGAAAGTATTTAATGATTCTGACAATGATTTAGTTATTGATTTTTGGAAAAATAAAATAGGGATTGATGTTGCATTCAACCACAGATCTTTTATTGGAGGCGATTTGCTTAGATTACAAGCGGGAGCTGAAATCAAGAACATGATTAACATTGGAATTTATGTTTGTGGTACTAAGAACTTCTTGAAACATGTTTCAAATGATCATAGCTCGATAGTTTCTTTTGAAAGAGTAAAATGGTATTTGGATAATTTCTATAGTGTTTTAACTGTTCCTATTTTGTTAATTGGATTTGAAGAATAGTAAATGTTTTGATAGTGATGGAGAGAATTGTTACATTGGGTGACATGATGGTGGCATTTAAGTGAAATATGATGAACTTCTAAACGCTTGAAAGTTACATTGAGATAATATGGAGATGAGTTGATACTTTTTGAGTTCCCGCTGATCGGCACTCTGATGTATTATCATTTGTACTTCCGGCAACAATACTTGGTCTCAATCTTTGACTTTATAAATAAGTTCGGCTTTAGTACCATTATTCCGATCTAATCGGAATTTTATTCCCTCAAGAACTCTTGTTATTTTGTTGATATCGTATTCGGTTTGTCCATTTGAATGATTATTAATAACTGCTTGAATGCGCTTTTGAGTGTATATATAGCAGCTTGAATACTCCTTAATATGTTTATTTTTTGTGCAGTATAATGCCGTGCTCTTCAATTATTTCGGGAAAATACATGGTGTTTCCATTGATTGTGCCAGTAGTACTCTTCTCTAAAACAGAGAGTATGATTGTATTTTCCAAAATACTATACGGTCCATAATATTCTTCTATACAGCTTGTTCCACCAGCTGTTATGCCATCATTATTTTCATAGGATTTAAAGAATAGATGATAATTTTCCTTCTCGAATTCTAACTTCCACTCAGTGTGGGTATTTCCCCTTTCTTCTGTTAATTCCCATGTAGTACCTGCTAAACCATCATTGTCATTGTAAGGGGGGTAAAACACTTTGTATGTAAAGTATGAGAGAAGCAAATACGGCTATAACACCGATGAATAAAGAGTTTGAGACGTTTAGATAGCGATGGCGGGAATCAAATCGAATTGTTACATTCGGTTACATGATGGTGGCATTTGAATGAAATATGATGGACTTCTAAACGGTTGAAAGTTACATTGAGATAAAATGGGGGCTGAATTGATGCTTTTTGAGGCACAATTCAGCCCTTTTTCTGCGTGGGGTGATGCGGACTACTCCTGGGTACTGCGGATGAGGTGGGATTGCTTGATAATGGCTCTACGGGTTATCTTGACGCCACCATCGTATAGACCGGCATGGAGTAAGGAGCTTTGTTTGATGCCTATTTGAGCCTCGTTTAGGACGGTATAGATAGCGCTGATGCTGCCGAAATAATATAAGGGGGATAAAACGAAACTGTAAACTTACACCATAGATAAGAACTACATAAATAACTGATAAACAAAGCAGTGAGGTCGATTTAAAAGGAATGACAGCCAAAACGAAACGGTTTACATTGGTTTACGTTGACTTTACGTTTATACCTCTTTGAACGCCCTGTTTGAACGGATCGGTTTACATTGGGTACTTTAAATAGAAGGTTCCTATTACGCCATCGACATAATATACAAAGAATGACGCTGTAAATGAACGGCGCTATGATAATACAAGGTTTAAGCCGCTGTGTAGCCATTTGGAAGGCGATACGGCGGCTTTTGTTATATTCTAAACCTTCTTATCAGCGGACTACGATAAAGCCCTAAAATCATTCTTATTTATTAGGCTGATCGAGAAAGATGGAAGACTTTGTTTTATACCTGTTAAAACGGTGTTTGAAGCCTTGAAAAAAGAGTGGGGTTACATTTGGGGTTACACTTTGGGGTTACACTTTTTGAGAAACCCAAAACGAAAACACGGGTTTGGGGTTACATTTGGGGTTACACTTTTAACGGTAAAAAAAAGCCTTTTATATGGTGAAAATACCACAAAATAGATAGTAAATACCCGTTTTTTATGTATAAATAGGGTGAAAAACCAGCTCTAAAAAGGGACAAAATACCATAAAACAAGGCTTCTTTTAATGTGTTTATTGCTTATAAATAGCTTATTATTAATACTTTATTGCTTTTAAAAGAGTAAAGACGCACTAAAAAAGTGCGTGTGAACCTTTATTCTTTGAAGGACGCTTATCGGTGAAGTAAAGGCGTAGGTACTTGCTTGTTTAATTTGTGTTCATTATTCCTTTAAAGGGGCACCGGCAGAGGTCGCACGGTGGCTGTCGTGTAATAAATTGCTTCCAGTAGAAGCATCCTCTGCATTTTTCGTGAAATCTGATTTATCCGGTTCAAGCAAACAAAGGCGCTCTTCTAAACGGGCGTTTTCTTTCAACAACTCTTCTATTTTTAAATCTTTCTTTTCGATGGTATCGAATAGCCTATTTACAACAGTGCTATCGTTTGGAACTTCAGCTTGCAAAGTTTGGGGCTGACTTAATAACACCGTTCCTCGGCCAGTAAGAAGCCAATCCAAATTTAAGCCTACGCATTTTGAGTATATTATATCTATATCAAATGTATCTCTGCTGTACCAACTTGATAAAGTAGTAGGCGCAATCCCCAGGAATGCGGCAAGTTTAGCATTTGACTTAAAGCCGAAATGCTCTTTTATCCTGTTTAAAACTTCTGTTTTATTAATTTTTGTACTCATATTGCGTATTTTTCGCGCTATAAATTTTGTTTGTACGCAAAATGCGTATATATTTGCAGCATCTTAACCGAGTTAAGAGCGCCCAAATATACAGAAAAGTCTCTGTATTGCAATGGATGAAAGCGAAGTAACTTAAAAAACATATACAGATTATGAGTAAAGAAAAACAGATTTTTCTTCCGGTGGAAGATAAAAAAGAAATTATCAAGAGTTTCAAGACGACAAAAGAAACCTTGTGGGCTGCTCTGAACTTTAAAACAGACAGCAACTTCGCCCGGATGCTTCGGGCGGCCGCTTACGAACGTGGCGGTGTTCTGTACCCTGATCCTAAAAGGGTACCAGGCTTTATCCCTCAATGTGATACAGTCTTCAATACGTCCGAAAAGACTATGGTACAAAGTTTCGGTGTCCGGGTTAAACTGGTAGGTAATCTTTCCAGCGGCGAATTGTCGCTGTTTGTCGATGGGGAACAAAAGGCCATGTTTGACAATCCGAAACTGGACGAACTGCCCGGTATTCAGGCGGCCGCCCAAAATTTGGCTAACGAATTATCACTGGTTCAGTAATCAAATAAATTTTATCGTGATGGAATACTATAATAAAATGATATGTGTAACAGTTGATGAACTGACAGAAGAATATAACGGTCAGCGAGTTATGGGCACATCAAATTACAAACGGTTATGCGCATCTAAACGCCTGTTTGTTGCCCGTAAGGCTGGCGGCTTTGGAGTGTATGCCCTGATAATGTATTCCTCGCTTCCTGACCGTTTCCGTGCCCGTTTTGAAGCAATACACGGGAACCCCGAACAAATATTAGAACAGCAAAAAATGGAAAAGAAGGTTCTTAAAATAGATAAAGACGCCCGTGATTTTTACATGTCCCATATATTGCCGAACGGTAAAACGCTGGTAGATACAAGGGTCGAAGAATATACCATTAATGCTTCAGTGCTGGGGCTGGTACTTACGGCTTTGAATGAACGTATGGCGAAGGTTAAAGCATTGGGCGGCGGTGTTCCAAAGGATTTATGGCACAAAGCGCTGGATTTGTCAGAGTCTTACCGTAAAGACTACGATCATACTTTACCGGATGCGCTTAGAGGCTTTCGTGATAAGATGAACGCTTTCAAACGTGACGGATATGTCGCTTTAATCTCCGGTAAAGACGGAAACGAGAATACGCTAAAGATCACGGACGAAGCCGGCGACCAGATTATCGCTCTGAAACGTAGTAAGGTGCCCGTTTACACGAATTCCCAACTGTTTGCGAAGTATAACGAGATAGCTAAAGACAAGGGCTGGAAACCGCTTAAAAGCATTAGTTCGCTCGTTTCCTTCCTGGAACGTCCGGAAGTGAAGCGCCGCTGGTATGACGCCGTACATGGCGAACTGGCTGCCCACCAAAAGTACACCCGGAAGCATAAGACTGCGCTTCCCTCTTTCCGTGATTCACTTTGGTACGCTGATGGTACAAAACTGAATCTGTATTATAAAGCCTATGATGAAAAAGGAAAGTTACAAGTACGCACGACACAGGTTTATGAAGTCATGGACGCTTTTAGTGAAACAATGCTGGGGTATTATATTTCTGATAGTGAGAACTACGAAGCACAGTATAATTCTTTCCGTATGGCTATACAAACGGCCGGTTGCCGTCCTTACGAAATAGTAACCGATAACCAGGGCGGACACAAGAAACTGGAAGCTACACAATTCTTTGAAAGAATATGCCATGTATTCCGGTTTACGGCTCCCTATTCAGGACAAAGTAAAACCATAGAAAGCGCCTTCGGTCGTTTTCAAGCGCAGGAACTACATAAAGACTGGCGTTTTACGGGGCAGAATATCACCACGAAAAGAGAAACCAGCCGTCCGAACCTGGAATTTATCGAAGCGAACAAAGAGAACCTTTATACCCTGGAAGAACTAAAGATGGCATACGCAAAGGCCAGGGAAGCATGGAACAATGCCAAACACCCGGCTACCGGGGTGTCACGCATAGAAATGTACCAAAATTCGGTAAATCCAGAAACTACCGCCGTCGATCAGTTGGATATGATCGAAATGTTTTGGCTTACGACACAGAAGCCGTCAACCTTCACCGCTTCCGGGATCACTATTGAAATCGACACGAAAAAATATACTTACGAAGTCCTGGGCACTGACAAAATGCCTGATCTTGAATTCCGCAAAAAGCACACTTTCCGGCAGTTCTATGTAATGTATGACCCGTGCGACATGACGCAGGTACGCCTTTATACAAAGGAAACTAACGGAATGCGGTATGTAGCTACCGCTGAACCCTATGTTAAGATACACCGCAACTTACAGGAACAGAAGCCCGGCGAAATGGCATTTATCCGGCAAATGGATATTGCTAACAAACAGGAACGTGTCGATCTGCAACTGGAAGCGGCAGAACTGGAAATGGCTCACGGTGTAGCACCGGAACAGTACGGTTTGAACCGTCCGAAAATGCGAGGTATCAGCCTTGTTTCTACTGAAGCGCTGATGGAAACGTCAGTTAAGAAAAACAAAGCCAAACAAGCGGAAATAATAGACGTCGGGTTACTTGGGAAACAGGTTAGTAACCTCACCTTTAACGACGCCGCTTTACTTGATAAATATTAATAAATTAAATACTTACGATTATGGCAACATTATCAATTAACGAGAAAAACGAAATTCGGGACATGCTGAAAACGTACTGCGACAGATACCCGTCAAGAAATAAAGCTACTGCAAGCCTTCACGGAGTCAGTGCCGGAACAGTTTCTTCGATACTAAATAATAAGTACGATAACATTTCAGACGACATGTTCAGGAATGTATATTCCCAGGTTAGTACGCCCCACCAAGCGGCCGGTTTACAGGTCGTTGAGACTACCGCCTTGCATGAAATTATTTCAGCCATGAAGGACGCCCAGGAATGGCAAGACGTCACCTGGGTAGTCGGCGCTTCAGGTTGTGGTAAGACTACGGCCGCCAGCGTTTACCAAAGCAACCACCCGGAAGTATTTACCCTTCCGTGTAGTGAAGACATGAAGAAAGGTGACTTCGTCCGTGAACTGGCCGCTGTAATCGGTGTCAATGCAAGCGGTCATAATGTCCGGGAAACTCTGAAAGCTGTTATCGCACGTGTTAATCAGATGGATAGTCCCCTTCTAATATTTGACGAAGGCGACAAACTGAACGACCTGGTATTCCACTATTTCATTACCATTTACAACCAACTGAAAGACAAAGCGGGTATTATTTTCCTTTCAACTTCTTACATTGAAAAGCGCATGGAAAGCGGTCTGAAGCATAATAAAAAAGGCTATCAGGAAATAAACAGTCGCATAGGTCGCAAGTTTTACGAAGTGTCCCCAAATACAGCGAATGACGTGTATGCTGTATGTATAGCGAACGGCATTAAAGAGGACAAAGCACTGGACAATATCATCCAGGATGCCGCCAGCTATGAAAATGACATGCGCCGTGTGACTAAAAAAATAAAGATTGAGAAGAAACGCCGGGCGGCATAGTGATAAAACACCGTTTTAAGGCTGTTTAAACAGTCTTTGAACGGTAAATATACAAAGTAATGGAACAAACGGAAACAAGTCAGGAAACAACGCCTAAGAAGCTACAACGGGCGTTGTCGGTATCGGAGATACTGAAGATGAAAAAGAAACTCCTGAAGCTGACCGGTGCATGGGCTGACGCTTTCGGAACTCCTGAATTTTATGGTGTTTGGTTCATTTGGGGTAATAGTGGAAACGGAAAAAGTACATTCGTCATGCAACTATGTCGGGAACTCTGCAAATTTGGGTTAGTTCTTTATGTCAGCCTTGAAGAAGGTACCAGTCTGACCTTACAGAACACCCTTCGCCGGGAAGGTATGATGGAAGCTAACAGACGGCTGAAGGTAATCAGGGGCGAGTCTATGGAAGATTTAAGCGAAAGACTATTACAGCGTAAAAGTGCGGACTTCGTTATCATTGACAGCTTCCAATATACGCAAATGACTTATAAGGCATATCTGAAGTTTAAAGAACGGCACCCGAATAAGCTACTGATTTTTATTTCCCATGCCGACGGGAAGAACCCTTCCGGACGAAGCGCCAAAAGCGTAATGTATGACGCCAGCCTGAAGATATGGGTCGAAGGGTACCGGGCATTTTCAAAAGGTCGTTTTTTCGGATCAGTCGGACACTATACGGTTTGGGATGAAGGTTCCCGAAAATATCGTGGAGAATAGTTTTAACAATTAAATATCATTGAATTATGGAAGCATTATCAGCACTACGAAAGTCGTTCAGTCTTAAAAAGAATGAAGAACTGGGGAAGAAATTCGACCCGGAAACATTAAAGCGTGTCCTGGACGCTATGAAAGATTACGCCGGTGCCAAAAACCGGGAACAAAGAATACTTTGTCAGGACACATTCGACGCTGTTTATGAGTCAGAACCCAGCGGAGTAGAAAACATGTATAACCTGGGCGAATTGCGAGACTGTGAAAGCCCTGAACTGGATTAGGCATGAGTAAAAGAAGTGAAATTATAACGATTGAACCCGGTGATCGGTGGGGTAATATACATGAAGAAAATTATACCAGCACCGGACATGAGTGTAGTTACTGCAATGGCAGGGGATATTTTGCACCGACGCAGGTAGGACATGACGAATACGAAGATAACCCGTGCCCGGTATGCGAAGGAACCGGCCGACTGAAGGCCGACGTTACGATCCACTGGACACCGGATCATGGTAAAGAACAAAAAACTAACATGTAAGAATATGGGAAAAGTAAACAATTTCACCCGCTTTTATGCGCTTCTGAAGCGTATGCCGGGCAATCAGGACGGCTTAAAGGAACAGTTAGTTCTTACCTATACGGGAAACCGTACAAGCTCTTTAAAAGAGATAAAACAAAGCGAATACGACGCCATGTGTGCTTCATTACAGGAAACCCTGGACGGCAATGTCGGCGCCGCTGAATTCAAAGCCCGTATCAAAAGCCATCGGTCGAAAGTTTTACACTGGCTTCAGGTGATCGGGATTGATACGACAGACTGGGATCGTGTAGACGCTTACTGTCTTGACTCCCGTATCGCCGGCAAGGTATTTCGTAAACTCACGATCCCGGAACTGGAAGCCCTGGTTCCAAAGCTGAAGGCCATCGCACGTAAAGCAAAGGAGAAGCCGGAACCCATAAAAAAAGAAAAGCCGGAACCGGTACCGCTGGCAGATCAGGAAGCCCTGGCCTTCTTACTGAATTTATCTATTCACTCCTTGAACTAATTATTATGAGCGAAACGAAGAAACAAAGGAAAAAAGTCTGTCCGCATTGCGGCCGCAAACTGTGGATGCGTGAATTCTACCCACTGAAAAACGGTTCCCGGAATTCATGGTGCCACGAATGTGTTTTGGATTACAAGCGTGAACAATACCTGAAACATCGGAAGGTGCCCGACGGTACCTTCATGCACCGATCACTGGACAGGGTTGTAGAACATAAGGGATATTCTACCCGCATCTTTTGGAACGGAAATATGCTGTCTATTATGCGCCGTTATTACCACAACACCATTAACCGGGAACTGGCTGAAATGCTTGGAGTATCTGAACGTAGTGTCACCCGGAAAGCCCGTGAACTTGGTTTGGAGAAAGACAAAGATTTTGTTTCTTCCATAAGTAAAGAACATTTATTGCTTGCCAATGCACGAAGCAAAGAACTGGGTTATCCGGGCGGATTCACTAAGGGAATGAAATTTAAAGGGAACCAATATACCGGAAGGGTTAGGGAAGAATAATTAAAAGCAAAGTAAATATGAAAATAATAAAGCAAGGTAAAAAGCCGATAAAAAGCAAACAGCAAAAATGCCCAGATTGTGATTGCATATTTGAATATGAAAGGTCTGATATAAAATCAGATCAGCGTGAAGGCTCTTGGGTTGTATGTCCCTGTTGCAAGAGATGTATTAGCGTAGAATGGTTTTAAACTAATTAATATGAAAACAATTTAAATAGAAAGGAAAATGATATGGCAAAAATTTATGTAGCAAGTAGCTGGCGCAATCAATACCAGCCTGAAACTGTCCGTTTCCTGCGTGATTTAGGACATAAAGTTTATGACTTTAGGAACCCTGAAGGGGGAACTGGCTTTCAATGGTCTGAAATAGATCAGAACTGGCAGGAATGGAGTACAGACCAATATGTAAAAGCGCTTACGCATCCTATTGCTGAAGCCGGGTTTAATTCTGATTTTAACGCAATGCAATGGGCTGACGTTTGTGTCCTGGTGCTTCCTTGCGGACGTTCTGCACATTCTGAAGCCGGTTGGATGAAGGGAACCGGTAAAAAGGTCATTGTTTATCAGATATGGGAACAGGAACCGGAACTTATGTATAAGTTATTCGATGGCTTTTGCTCGACAGGTGAAGGTTTGCGCCTTTTCCTTGAAGCATTTGAAGAAGAAAAGCAGGTTATTAAATCCAGGAAGGAAGAACTGATAATGGAAAAGTGGAAGGGTGTCAGTGCGTATCTTCCAAATTTCCCGGATGGTGCAGTAATGATAAAAGTAGATGATAATATAGAACGCCCAGTCGCAGTCGTGCCTTTACCGGTAGGGGGACATAAAAGAGGAACCGAACTTCAGTTACGGAATGCGTCACTAATTGCGGCTGCTCCTGAATTACTGAATGCTTGTGAAGATGCACTACCTTACTTCACTGAAGACGACGACGCTTACGATATTCTATTTAATGCAATAACGAAAGCAGAAAAGGATATTAAATAACAACAACTTAACAATTAAATTATGAAAACAGCATTGAAAGTGGCGGCCGGTGTGGTCGTATGTGTGTGTCTGTTCCTGGGTTATGCCAGGCAGGAAGCAAAGATAGTCATGTTACAGTCTGACGTGGAATTCCTTCAGTTTAAAGATTCCCTACAAGGTTCACGTATAGATCGCCTTCGTGAACACACGTTTACAACTGACTCTATTATCATGGAAGCCATAAAAACAATTCAATAATTAAAACTTGGATATGGGTTTTATAGCGAGACAAAAAAACGGGCTTTTATGCCGATTCTCAACAGTGATAGGCACCGTTACTGATTACAATATGACAGATGAAGAATATATTGAAATGTGTGCCCAAAAAGCAAGGGAAGAAGCCCAAGCAACATTAAAATATTCTCTTCGTCCGTTTGAAGAGGTAAAAGAATCTTTTGTGCCTACCAATATGAGTAATAAGGAGTTCAAAAGGATTTTAAGATTAATGGAAAGAGAAATTAAATAACAACAAATAAGGATGAAGCGATTTAATACTCAAACAAGATTTGTTCCCCTAAAAGTGGATGAAAACTTTAACGTGACGCATATACCATCAAAAGATGGGAAAGTGAAAGACTTTAAGACTCGGAAAGCAGTTGAAAAGTATTGCAAAGAAAATCATTGCATTTATTGCGAAGAAAAATACATATTCTACAAATAACAAAAATATATGAATTTACGAGATCAAGAAAAACTGTTTAAGGCTGGCTTTGTACTTGTCCGTCCGGACGATCAGCCCAGCCCACGAATAAAGATTAAAGACGGTAAATCTTCAGAGTGGCGAACCCTGAATAAGCCTTTCCCTACAAAGGCCGCCCGTGACCGGGAATTAGCCCAGCTTTTAACGCTGGACACAGTGATACAAGATTAATAAACTTTTAAAAAACAAAGATTATGGATTACGAGAAATTGACAGAAAAAGAAAAGGCCGAACTTCGTGCCAGGATTGAAGCTGAAGACAAGGCCAAAAAGCAGAAACAACAGGAAGACCGCGAGACTTACAAAGTTCTTTCTGACAAGTTTGTCGCTTCCAACGTGAAGAAGTTGCAGAACCTTAGCAGTCAAATGATGTTGATTAAACAAGAAGTATTCGGGGACGCCGAACTTCTTATCGACATGAAGGACGACCTGTTTAAAACGAAATCAGACCGTCGTAGTAACACGTTTACGACCCAGGACGGCCTTATGTCTATCACTTTGGGGAACCGTGTAAATGAAGGCTGGGACGACACCGTAAACGCCGGTATTGCGAAAGTAAAGGAATTCCTGGGAACGTTGGCGAAAGACGATAATTCCGCTGCCCTGGTCGAAACCGTCATGGGTTTAATCTCAAAAGACCGGAAGGGAAACCTAAAAGCCAATAAGGTGCTGGAACTGGAAAAACTTGCTATCAAGACGCAAGACGAAAAGTTCCTGGACGGTATTGCCATTATTAAAGCTGCCTACCGCCCGGAACCTTCCTGCCGGTTTATCGAAGTCACCCTGAAGGATGAGAAAGGTAACGAACAAAAACTGCCGCTGTCACTGGCGGCCATGAAGTAATGGAACGGATCGAAAAACAATTCAACGAGAAACTGGCACCCATTTTGCGGGTGCTGGACTCTTGTCAGACACCGGAACAGCTTAATAGTTCGTTACGATGGGGGGAAGAAGTTTTGCTGGGGATAGCGGATCAGTTGGAGAACAAAGGAACAGCCCAGGAACGTAACTTTGCACAAAATTATAAATATACCGCATACAGTCAGGTAAAACAGCGTTACCTGGATAAAAAAGCAGAAATGACTGATCCTAACGTGCGGACGGTGATCCGTGACGTTGCGCCCCACCTTACCATCTGCCGGAACTGTTCAGGGCTGGGCTTTGTGTTCAACCGGTCAGACCGAAGCCTTCCGTCTTGTGAATGCCGGTTCTGCAAAGGTAGCGGAAAAGTAAAAGTAAGTAGCCGGGTCGTCACGAAGGTACGCCCCTTTGTTCCTGGAAAAGATGACCGGTTCGACTCTATTACGATGGAATAATCAAGTACCAGCTTAACGGAGTTAATAAAAGCCTGTAATATTGAAGATTACAGGCTTTTTTCTTGCTTTATTCGACGCTAAAACACTACTTTTGTATAGAAAATTATGCCATGCCAAAGGGAAGAAGTAAAGAACTTATTAGCTTACGGAACGAAAAGCTGCTCCGCCGGTATTACTACTGGACGGAAATACAGCGTTTACGTTTTGATGATGCCCTGAAGGTACTTTCCCAGGAAGAATTCTTCATATCAGAAGAACGGATCATGGCGATTATCCGGCAGAATTGCCGGAAGCTGACGGACATCGTAGTACAGCCGGTTCCAAAAGTCAAAAAGCCCCGGATCACCCCCGCCCAGTTTTCCCTGTTTACTGGCGAATAGCCGCACTATTATCGTGGTAGTTGAAGCGGAACGTCGTTTCATATACTTTCTTTCCCCCCGGTATTGCGTAATCGGTACTTTTCGTTCTTTTCAGTGATCCCATTTCTTTAGAGATACGGAAGCCCTGAAGCAATTTATAAAGGCTGTTATTCATTTGCAGCCGTTCCCTGATCTTATCTGCCGTCCCTGATGCGTAATGCGTGTCGTCGTAGCAATCAATCGCCAGTTTGACGGTGATGTTACAGTCCCCCTTCTGAACCCCCATGCCTATATCCGTCCAGTCGGCGTCTATGGTTGAGATCAGGACACAGGGAAAAGTCACCGGGTAGGTGTCTTCTTCCGTTATTAACTGGCCGTAGTCTTCATCCACCAGGGACAGTTCCGGCATTTGCAGAGCGATGCGCTCCTGAATAGCTATAAAAATTTCTTCCATATCATTATGAATTTAGTATTTTACGTATTTCGACTTCAGTCTTGTTTGCAATCTTTTCGGACAGTTCCGAACTTTCGCCCAGGAACTGACGCTGGGGGACTTTAACGTCTAACTTTTCTTTTTTCGTCAGCGCCAGCTTCTTCCATTTCAAAGCCTCCGCCGGTTCTTCCTTTTTGGTGCTTTTCGTGCCCTCTGTGGCATTTTTCTGCCCGCCGCCTGACTGGTAGTACTTCGCCCAGGCAAAACGCCGCATTTTGGGCGTAACAGTCGGGTGAAGGGTTTCGCCCCAGTTATGGGCAGGTGCGTACACCAGGTCATTACCGACTTTTACCTTACCATCGCCCGGCACGTACTTTATGGCGCCGAAAAGCATGTTCCGGCTGCTTAACAGTGTGCCGTAGTTGCTGGCAGCGTCTTTCCCTCCGGACGAAAGCCGGCGGGACTTCGGCCACTTATGCAGCCCGTTGTTCACATAGCCGCCTTTTCTGAAGTTGGCCTGATAATGATCCTTTGCCAACCGTCCGGCATGAACCGGCATTTTCCGGCGCATCAAATCGGATAATTCCCGTTTCTTTAATTGCATTATCCTGGTAAACTCTTTTATATCCATTTGAACGGTGTTTGAATGGTGTTTGAACGATTCTTTTCTTGTGGCGTGCTGCCCTTTTTGAATGTTTCTAAGTTCATAAGCCTTTGTTTTAAAATAAATATTGTATATTTGCGAAAAATCAATGGATATGCAGCAACAAGTTGACACTTCCCGTATGTCCGGTCGTGATCTGTTCGATCATTACGCCTTTGTCGGCGAAGACCAGGAATACCGCAATACGGTACTTTCGGCATACATGGAACTTAAAGAAAAACTTTTCCCCATGCTTGAACAGTGCGAGCGTGAGGGCAAACGTATCGTGTTACGGTACGATGCCGCCCTCCAGGACGCCGGTGTTCTTGATTGTCCGTTTGATATTGTCATTGCTTGATCTCCCTTATATAGTTTACCATTTCCGTATATAATTCCGGCAGGAACTTTTTGAAAACCTTATTCCCGGCAAACGCATTTTCAAAACAGTGCGCAATAAATTCTTTTTCTGACATTCCGGGTGTTTGGAAATATGCGGTAGAATGCCCGGAACCATACTTCACATTTAGAGCCTTGATCGTGTCCCTGGTTGAACAAATTTGTTCCATAGCATCGTCCTTAGTTATTCCCCTTCGGGTAAATGTCTTTTCATTCATACGGAAAAGTCTTCTTTGCAAGTTTTCAAGCCGTTTGTCAGCATATTCAATACGTGACATGCTTACTTTCCGGACGACAAAATCAAAGCCGTTTGTTTCCGGGTTGTACGTTTCCATACGCATAGAATATGTTTGTTTTTTATTCAGGGATAGCCTTTGCCTTGTCATTAATCCCTTCAGTTCCTCACTTGTGTACAAATTACGTTGCGCATCAATAGCGTGCCCGAATTCATGATAGATAACACTTTCCCGGTGCCAGTCGCTTGCCTTGTTCCTGGCATTATCAAGGATATGCACCATTCGGCGCATGTGCTCCGGTACTTCGACTATTTTCCTTCCGTCCCTGACACGGGACGCATCCGGCATATAGTACGACGTACTTCCTTTTTTGTCAATTTGAAAACGAACGTCCCGCCCTGGTGTATCATCTATCAGGTCGAAGAATTTCTTTTTGAACACGATCTTTTTGTCCTTCAGGTACTCGTTTTCTGCCCGTAGTGCTTCCGGCATTTTGGGCGACACGAATTTCTTTTCCATTTCCTGAATAAACCTTTCTACCGCTTCTTTTGCTCCTTTATACGCCCCGGTCACATAGGGATGATCCCGGCTGAAAAGTTGCCCGGTCTTCCCCGGATTACTACCCAGGCCGGGCGCCGGTTTATCTCCTTTCTCCCCTGCCGGAAGGTTTGCTTCAGGTGTCGGCGGTTCGTCCGTGGCGGACAGGGTACATTTACAGTTCCAGCGATCACCCGGACGGTGAACACTCCAAAACTGATCGTCAATAGGTCGTATTACTCCCCAAAAACGGCGGTGATCCGCCCCCGGATGAATACTGGTACTTTCCACCCAGCGAAGGTTCGGCAGTATGTCCTTTTCTCTTTCAAACTGTTTCCATTCCGCCGCCTGGCGTGCCCGTAATATAGCCGTGTCGTATTCCGTTCTAAGCCATGCGTCCTTGTGCTGCGGGTCTACCAGGCTGGCAACGTCCTGCCTGAACTGCTCAAAACTTTTCAAGTTTCCTTTTTCGTCAAGCATTTGCCGGGCAATATCATTTTGCCACCGATGCGTCTTAAAGGCAGAAAATACGGCAGCATCACTTTTTAGCGCCTTGTAAAAGTCGGTGTCCGGGTCTGTACTGTCGGGAACCCCGAAGCCTTTGTCCACTGCATCGGACATTGTTTTAAACACCGCATTGAACAAATTTTCTTCAATGTCATTCATTGGGTTTACATCTTTTTCATAGATGCGTTTCAGGGCTTTCTTCAGGGCGGCGTCGTCAAAGGTGAAGCTGCTTTCTACGGTCTTATTTGTATAAGTTTCCCGGTAAAGGTCATTCATCAAAATTCTAAAGCCGCCCCCTTGTCTCCTTTGGGGGCGTCCTGAAAAAAACTGGAAAATAGATTTTTGAAAAAGTTCTCCTTTTTCTTGTTTGTCTTTTCTTCCGGGCTGTCGTCCTTTTCGTCTTCCTTGTCTTCTTTCCCCTTGCCGTCTTCAGGTTCTTCTTTTTCTTCAGGCTTCACGTTTAGGTCAGGTGTCCGGGCTTCTTTTGCCTTCTTCAGTTCCTCGTAGTTCTTCGGCTTTTCTATGCCGTATGTTTCATAAAAATAGTCGTCGTCCATAGGTAAACCGGCGTTCTTTAGTTGCATATCAATGAGAATGCGTGCAGACAAGTTCTTATCTTGCGGTACCACAAAGGAAAATTCACCCCCGGCCGTATTCATCCCTAAATTGGTGAATATGTCGGTCAGTTCATAGTTGAGTACGTCCAGGATCATCTGCCGGTCTGCCCGTTCGATTTTGTCTTCCACTTTCTGATGAACGGTACCTAACGCCTGTGTGCCCGTGTCGCCGGCTTCAGTTGTCAGGGTGTTACCCAGTTCCAGCTTACTAAGTTCGTCGTTACAATACTGTACGAAGGACTTATAAAGGTCACTGCTGGCGGACTTGCTGCCGGCGTCGTGTATCTTGATCTCCGTGCCTTTGGGGTGAAGTATTACCGGCGATCCCCCCATATTATAAAGGTCGTCCGTCATTTTCGTGCGGGCTTCGTCGTCCCATCCGTCATAGATACCTTCTTTCAAAGGATGCCCGTACAGTTCTATAAATTGCGCCCAGTCGGCCGTTGCATTACGTTTATAAATGACATACAGCGCTGCCTTTGCCAATATACCCAGGTCACGGGGGTTCCCGATACTTACCAGGTCGGCATAATCGTCGAAGCTGTCGCCGGTTATATCCGTCTGCCTGCGTAATATGATCCGCTTTACGGGGTTTACGTGCTTCCTGGGGATCAGGTCATAACCCAGCCATTCGCCGTTCCTGAAGAACTGGAAAGTAGAGGTTCCCCACTGGATCGTGTCTGCCAGATCAGAAAGAAAGTTTCGGAACCAGGGGGAACGTAGTTGTTCTTCGATGGCTTCATCTACCTTGCCGTTACGTTTGAATTCCACCTGCATGTTCAATATAGACGACTTCCTTTTCTGTATTACAGCCGAAAGATGGCCGTCCGTCAGAACGTCTTCGTAAATATCGTATAGCTTCGACCAGCAGGGGAAGTCCACGTTTTCAGCCGCCTTTAGGGCTGTCATGTAGTCGCCTATATCTATATTTCCCCTGCGTGTTTGGGTGAGTATGATAGTCTTTACGCCGGCAGTATCCGGCTGCCTTCCCACGTTTCCGGTGGCGGCTATTTTGTTGTATTTCTTTTTCTTATTTCCCATAGCTGCTTAAAAATGATTGATACGTTTAGGATTGCTTCGCATTTGATAAGGGGAACTGGCGGTCGCTTCTTCCGGTGATTTTTGTGCCGGCGGTAACCCGTCGACAGATAAATCCCCCCGGCGTACAGCCTTCATCCATTCCACCGCACGGTCGTAACGGTCTTTTCGCAACTGTGACAATTTTTGCGGGTTGTGAATACTGAACAGGTGATAAACCGCCATGTCGGTAAGCATCATTAAAACAAGCTGGTTCCGTTCTGTACCGGTGGCAGAGAACACAGCGTCACAGTCATAACGTCCGGCAAGATAACAGCGCATTTCACTGATAGCCCGGTCGGCGCAAATTTCGACTACCGCATCGTCCTGGCGTGTTAGGGCGTCCAGTATGTCCCGGTGAACGGTGGCGTCGAAGTCGTCTTTTGAAATAAATCTTCCCATATATTTTTGTATTAAAATGAAACTATCTTCTATACTTGTTGAATTTCCGAAACGCCTTTGCAGGTATGGCCGTTGTCGGAATAAGTTCCTGCATCTTGTTTTCTATGACACGTTTTGCACCTTCGATGCAGTCGACGCCGTCAGCCGGATAGTTTAAAGCCATGTCGAAATATTGGAACTCGTTGTTTAATTCGGCCATGTTCGGTTCGTCCTTTTCGTCTATATTCATAATCAGGCGGCCTTCCCTGTCCATAGGTTCAAGGTTGGCTTCAATACGGACAGCCTTGTCGGTCTTCCGTTCTTCATCCGGGGTGATGCTTATGTTTACGCCGGTAGTGATCCGGTGCTTTGCCAAATGTGGTTTGAATACTTGCTGGAAAAATGGGTCTTGCATAGAGTTGTTTTCTATGTAATGATATACCGGGCACCGGTTACCCACCCATTTATGAAGTACAAAGTAAAAGTTTATAAAGTCAGCGTTTGACCCCTTGAATATAAACCCTTTGATAATGTACAGCACGTCGTCAATCTCGCCGCACAACCATACAGCCTTCCGGGAACCCTTCTTATTTTTTGCCTTCCCTTTTTGTTCCGACTGGGTGGGGTCACCATACACGACCAGGAACCGGAACTTCTTCAGGGAAGGAATTTTCCCGAATATCCGGTTTTTAAAGACCTTCCCTTCAGATACGGGATTATTGAAATATTCGCCTTGCTGGGCTTTGATGCTGATTTTTGACAGAATACGGTCGATCATTTCTTCCGTGTTCTTTTGCGGCCAGGTAGACTTCCCTTTGTCGTCCCTGATGTTTATAATATCCCAATGGTCGGCCATCTTGCCGGCACGGGTGATACAACAGTCCTTTGCGATGATATTACCGCACCATAGTATAAGCGTCGGTTCAGAAATGGATCGTGTCGGGTATAATGCGTTTTCAAACCAGTTCCAGTTCTTTTCTATGGTGTCCGGGTTGTTACAGGCTTCGTCCGTATCGAAGTCGTCCATGACTTCAATGTCCGGGCGTATTTCTTCGTTACGTGATCCACGTGGCGACATACCGGCACCCAGCGCCCGGAAAGCGGCACCGTCCTTTGTTATGAATTCCCTTGCCGTCCAGTTCCCCAGGTTCACCTGATCGCCGTAGTATGCCTTTATTCTTTGGTTCGCTTCCAGGTTGGCCTTATATGGTGCCAGCAGGCGTTCGGCATTGTCTACGCTATTGCTTGCCAGTACGACGTTCCTTTTCTTTTTTGTGAGTGTCAGGAACATAATAATAAACATGCAGACGGTACTTTTCGCCAGCTCACGACTCCATGATAAAACCTCGTACCATTCCGGGTTCCCTATAATGCGGTTGATCGCCTTTACATGGAAGGGGGCGAATTCGTATTTCGCATATTTGGGAAAGAAAAACTTTATCCATTCGACGGGGTGCGCTTCCAGGTAAAGACGGTGTTTTTCTATGTCGGCCGGTGACATAGTAGGGTCTACTTCAGTAGAACAGTAAATACTTTGCTTGTATTCTTCCCAGTTTTTTATGGCGTCTCTTTCTTCCTGCTTCATGGCCTACTGCTTTATGCTTGATTTGACAAACAGGTCGAACATACGGGTGACGTCCTTCGCCAGTTCCAGGTTTACCGGGCGCAAAAATTCTATGAAGCGCATACCCACACCGATAATGTCCGCTATACCTGATTCCGTTTCCATTTTCTTAATGGCTGAAGACAGTTTGATAAGGACGTCCGCTTCCTTTGAAGTAGCATACCTTTTGCCTTCTTCCCGGTCTTTGATGCCCCGGTTTATTTCCGCCACCTGCTGATACAAAAGGCTGATCTGTTCTTCCCTTGTCAGGGTCAGCCCGGCCTTCCGTTGTTCCCACATTTCCGCCTTGATCCACTTGTTTACAGTGATCCGGCTGACCCCGACCTTTTCCGCAATTTCCTGCTGTGTCAGGTTCTCTTTCAGGTAGAGCATTCCCGCCCATTCCTTCTTCTGTTTATTCGTCAAATCCGCCATATACGTCTTATTTTATATGTGCAAAATTGTACTATAAATGACTCAAAAAAAAACTGCGTGCGCATGATAACATTTTAAAAATGAATGGTGTAACTGTAAAGTTGTATCATGCGCATGCGATTTGCAAAACGGTAAAAGTTGAGTCAATTTTGCGAAGTCAACGGGCGGAAAATTCGCCAAAAGTGAACCTAAAAAACGTTTTGCAGATGAAGAAATTTTTTAATATGATCCCTGGCGAAGACGCCGCCTGTATTTTACTGTATGGTGATATTGGCGACTATGACAAAGTACGCTCCGGCGACGTAGTCCGGGAACTGCTGGAAATGGAAGCACAATATAAAAAGATTGATGTCCGGATTAACAGCAACGGCGGTGACGTGTACAGCGGTATCGCCATCTTTAACGCCTTCAAAAACACAAAGGCGGATATTACTATTTATGTCGACGGCATTGCCGCCAGTATTGCTTCGGCTGTTGCCCTATGCGGTAAGCCGCTTTACATGAGCCGCTTTTCCCGGTTAATGCTTCATAGCATCCAGGGCGGCGCCTATGGCAATAAAAAGGAACTGGCCGAAGTGATCGAACAGATCGACAGTCTGGAAAACACCCTGGCCGAAATGCTTGCCACCCGTTGCAAGAAGACGGTCGACGAAATCAAAGCCGAATACTTCGACGGTTCCGACCACTGGCTGACAGCACAGCAAGCTCTGGACGCCGGAATTATCGACGGCATTTACGACACGGAAGAAACCATCCCGGCAGACTCGACGCCGGATCAGGTATATACCATTTTCAACAACCGACTGCAAAGCCAGTCACAAAAAGACAATCAAATGAATTTTGACGAATTAAGAAAACGCCCGTTGTTCCAAAACTGCACGACGGATGAAGACGTGCTTCGACAGATTACGCACCTGGAGACTGAAGCCGGCAAAGTAACCGGTCTGACGACCGAAGTAACGAACCTGAAGAAAGACCTGAAAGTCTTTCAAGACAAAGCTGCCGCCGATGAAGAAGCGGCTATCGACGGACTGGTACAAACAGCCTTTGACGAAGGACGTATCACCGAACCGCAAAAAGCCACTTATAAAGCGCTCCTGAAGGCTGACCGTGAAAACGGAGAAGCTGCCCTGAAAGCGTTACCGGCAAAGCGCCGTGTAATGAATAACCTTCATAAACCTGCCGCTGGTGGAACTGGTGCCTGGGACGAAGAAATGACAAATATCCGTAAGAAAAACGGCTATACCGTGTAACCCTTAAAAACGAGAAAAAATATGGCAATTAATCTTATTAACAGTAATTACGACGGTGAAGTATTAGAAAAAATCCTCACCAAAGCCGCCACCGGTAACGAACTTGTGCAGAAAGGTCTGATTCACATCGAACCGAATATCACAAAGAAGTTTTCTATTCCCCGTATGAAAACGGGAAAGATGCTTCGGAAACGTAAAGAACAGCCGAAGCAATCCGATGCAAAAGGGACTTTCACCTATGATGAAAAGGCGCTGATTCCCCAGGAATTTATGGCGTTTACCACCTTCAACCCCCGCACCTTTGAAAAGATTTGGCGTCCCTTCCAGCCAAAGGGAAACCTGGTCTTTGCCGAATTGCCGCCCGAAGGTCAGAACCTGCTTCTTTCCGAAATGGCGAAAGTTGTAAACTTCGAACTGGGCTTCCATTTCATTAACGGCATTTTTGTCGATGACATCAACGACGACGACCACCTTTTCGATGGTGTTCTTACCCGTATCTTTTCCGATCCTGACGTTATCCGTGTGAAGACACCGGAAGCGAGCATGATTAAACGTATGATGGCAATCCGCCAGGCTACGCCTAATGTTTTGCGTAACAACCCGAACTTCAAATATGTAATGAGTATTAACGATGCCGACAACTACGACAACGAACTTACCCAGCAAACGGCGAAAGGTGCAAATTGGACGGAACAAAACGCCCAACGTTTCAAGAATACGACTATCATTCCGCTGGCACAATGGCCGGACGGTGTTATCATGGGCACCGTTGCCACAATGGATATAGATACTAATCTTTGGGGTTGCGTGAACCTGGTGGATGATATGGAAGTGATCCAAATTGATAAGCTGGAAAATGCCGGTGAACTTTACTTCTTCAAAATGTTAATGATGGCCGACACGAATACCGCCTTCGGTGAAGAAGTTGTCCTGTTAGATACCCGTACCACTGCAAAAGCCAAACTGGTAGGTACTACGGTAACGCTGTCCGATTATTCTTCAGTCATTGAAGCAACGCCCACCGCTGACGCTTCCTGGAATATTGTCGGGGACGATGAAGCCATGCTGGGCGCACGCCTGAAAGTGGTAAACAAGTCAGCCGACAAAACGATCACTATTGCCGACGTGATGATCGCCGGCGGTAAGACTGTTGACCTTTACTTCAACGGTAAAAAATGGTTCAGTACTGATCCGGACGCCGGAAGCGTGGCTGAACAGGCGGCTATCCAACATATTGACGAAGAAGACGGGAACTGATATGAGCCGGGGACTTAATAATAATAATCCGGGCAATATCAGGAAAAGCCCGACTGTGTGGCAGGGGGAGAAAACCCCTTCCACCGATCCAGCCTTTAAACAGTTTACCAGTATGGCCTACGGTTACCGTGCCATGTTGAAACTACTGCAAAATTATTCCCGACTGAACGGCTGTAAAACGATCCGTCAAATGATAAACCGGTGGGCGCCGCCTTCAGAGAATAACACCGACAACTATATTCGGGCTGTTTGCGCCGGTGCCGGTATTCAACCCGACCAGGTTATAGACGTAAGTAACCGGAACGTTATGTGCAGGATCGCCGCCGCCATGAGCAGAGTCGAAAACGGCGTACTGGCGAACATGGTAGACGTGAATAGAGGTTGGGACTTACTAACTAAATAATGAAAGGAAAGAACATCATGTACACATGGTTTGACCTGTTGGTTACTTTAATTTCTTCCGGGGTGCTTTTTTCGCTGGGCACCTGGTTTGTCAACCGGAAAGTAAATAATACCAGGCAGAAGAAAGAAATCTTTGATTACTACAAGTCTATCAGCGAAGACTTACAAACAACATTAGAAAAATTACAGGATGAAAACAGAAAATTATATCGGGTTATTTCCCGGCTTGAAAGGGCTATGTCAATGGTCAGTACTTGCAAGCATTATGCTGATTGCCCTATTCGTGGCGAGTTGCGGAAGTACGAAGAAAATGACCGAAAGCACACGGTCAACCGTCGACAGCGTCCTGCTGAAAGAAGTCCGACAGGTGATAAACATACCGATACCGCTGTCGAAGGTGGAACTGAAGATACCTACACAGAGCCTCCATAGTTTGCCGCCCGGTGCTTCCTTCAGTGAGAAGAAAGGCCAGGCCGGGATCAGGGTTGAAGCCATAGGCGACACGGTTTATGTGTCGGCCACTTGTGACAGCCTTCAGGTGCAATGTGAACGTTACGAAAAAGAGCTTACCCGCATCCGCAGCGACACCGACAGGCAGGTCACTGAAATAAAGAAAAACAGTGTTCAAACACTATTCAAATGGTGTTTAATCGGCTTTGTAGCCGGAATAATTTCAACTATAACAGTAATAATCATTAAAAAGAAAAAGATATGGTAAGAGACGAACAGAACTTAATGTTCGGCCTGGACGAATTCAAGTTCGACGGTAAAAGTTGGGGCTTCATTGAAGAAGACTCTTTCGACTGGGGCGGCCAGGAAGGCGAAGTTACAGAAATCCGTGCAGCACAAAAGAAAGGCTACCCGGTTAAAATTATCCCAAAGTCAAACGGTACGATCAAACCGGCCTTTGACCTGATCCAGTTAAGTTATGAAAATCTGGCTGCCACTATGGGCGGAACCGTGAAGAAGACCGGCGAAAAGGTTACCGGCTGGACGGCACCTTCAAAGTTGGTACAAGTAACCGGCGAAGCTGTTATCGACACAGACAGCGGCCAGCGGATCACGATCCCAAACTGTTTGGTGTCGGCTTACATTGGTGGTAACCTGAATCTTACTTCCGTTTCCAAGATCAAATGTAAATTGAGTATTGCGGAACCTGCCGACGGCGCTGCACCCTTCACGATTGAGGACATACCGGAAGTATAAGATTGTAAACT